AATTAAAAATAAACATTTATTTTCTGTAAAAATTTTAAAGATCACCTAGCTGTCTACAAAAAATGTGATCAAGCTCGGTATCAGCTCCAAGACTGGGGCCGAGTTCTTCGCGGAGCTTGTGAAGGCTCTCGGCGTTGCCGACCCGCACTACTCCACCGCGCCGGCTCCCGTGTGGATTATGAACCGCAAAACGCACATAGCCATAAACGCAAATGCCTTGGCATTCAACGCCGCCGCGGCGCTTGTTGCGGGTGTGAATAATACCATGCCTGTCGTGGGCGGAGAGATAGTAGAGCTCAATTTCATTCCGGACAATCAGATTGTCGGCGGATTTATGGACCTGTATCTGCTCGTAGAGCGCGCGGGAGCGCGCATAGAAAGCTCTGACATTCCCTTTTTCCTGCAGGAAATGACCGTGTTCAAGGGTTCCGCCCGCTATGACGGCAAGCCCGTGCGCGGCGAGGGGTTTGTGGCCATAAGGTTTGACAATACAGCGGTGACGACAACCATTGAATTTAACAAGCCTAAAGACAAGCCCGAGCAGGATACGCCCTCCGGCTCAGACGACTGATGGCGGCTTCAGAGCGGCTGGCACTGCTTAAAACAGATCTGGGCTTTTTCGGTGCTCTGCCGGAACAGCTTGCGTCCTATCTGGACACCTTGCTGTCGGTGGCCGAGGATATGATCCGGCGCGAGGGCGTGCGCCTGAACACTACCATTGAGGACGACGCCCTTGTCGCGGCCTATGCCGCCTGGCTATATCGCAAGCGTGCCAGCGAAACAGAGATGCCGCTGTCACGTATGCTGCGCTGGCAGCTCAACGTCCGGCTGGTCGGACAGAAGATGGAGGGCAGCGGCGATGATATATGACAGAGTGCTGACAATCTGCGAGCCGGACAGCGAAAACTCCGCGCTCCGGCGCCGGATTGTGCCGGTGCGGGATTATGCCTACGGAGAAAAAGAGGTTTACAGCTCCCGCTTTTACGCGGCGATGCAGGCGGGAGAGCGCATTGACCTTATGGCTGAGCTGTGGCGCGCTGACATCCACGCCGGACAATATGCCGTGCTCGCCGACGGCCAAGTCTGCCGCGTGGTGCAGGCTCAGAACGGTTTGAACGCAGACGGGCTGGAGATTACCACGCTCACGCTCAGACGGGAGGAGACGAAATATGACATTGCCGACGATTGCTGAAGCGCTTGCCGGAATCGGCCTGCCGTGCTGCCACCCTCCGTATAGAGGGAAGGAACCGGCGTATATCACCTACAGTCTGCTGGGGCAGGGTGGGCAGATTTATGCCGAGGGCCGTGAGGCTGAAACCGGCGTTATATACGCTGTGGAGGTTTTTTCGCCTGGGCACAGCACGGAGCTGCTCCTTAAAATCAAGGCCGCACTGGAGGCCGCGGGGTATGTCGTCACTGTGGAGATGGAGACCTACGACCACGACACCGACCGGCACCAGATGTCGCTCACGGCGATAATTGAGGGGGCAGAATATGGCTAAGTTTGAGGTTGACGGACTGGATGAGGCCATTCGCTCGCTTGAGAAAGCAAACCTGTTTGACGATGAAACAGTACAGGAGATGCTTTTTGCTGCGGGAGATATATTTGTGGATGAAGTTAAAGCGGAAATGGCTAAGGCGCCGTTTAACCTTGCGGATATAGCGAATAAGGTCAAGTACAGCAAGAAAATCAAAAAGAGCAAATATGGCGACCCGTTCGTCCGTGTGACGGTAAACGGTAAAAATGAGAAGGGGCAAAGAAACGCAGTGGTTGCGTTTGTTCTCAACTACGGCCGAGACAAGATTTTCGGGCAGATTACCGGAAGATATTTCTGGACCACGGCTAAAGAAAAGGCAAAAGAAAAAATATCCAAAAAGCTTCAGGGAATAGTAAACAGGATATTAAAGGAAAGGGGCTTGATGTAATGCCGAGCTTTGACCTGAGAGGCATACATGTTGCAAAGTACAACGATGAGGACGGGGTAATAAGCTACTCCGACATGACGAGCGCAGGAGATGCAATGAACGTAAACCTGGAACTTAAATTTGCGGAGGGCCGACTCTATGCCGAGAGCCGGCTGGCCGAGTATATGAAACTGGCTACCGGCGGAACAATGTCGATTGCGGTTAAGTACATACCCATGCCCGCACAGGCGCTCATGTACGGTGCATCGCAGAAGTCGCGCAGTGTCAACTCAAAGCCTGTGCCGGGGATGGCATACACTACCAAAGATATTGCAAACTATGTCGGCTGCTCGTTTTACGCGCCTGACAAAATAGACGGCGAGACAAAATATACCTGCGTATTTGTTTCAAAGGCTCTGTTCGGACCGCCGTCTATGGTGTATCAGACCAAAAACGAGAGTATCACCTTTAATACGCCAACCACCACAGGAGAATTTCTCGGCGATGACAGCAGCGTGCAGCAGCTGTTTGAAACTGGCATAGCGGATGATGAGGCCACGGCCATAGCCTGGTGCAGGCAGGTTTTCAGTGAGGCGGTGAGCGGAGAATGACGGATATACGCCTGAAAACAACGCCGTTTGAATTTGACGGCAAGACCTTCCAGCTTTGCTGTAACATGAACGTCCTGGCCGACGTGCAGGAGGCATACGGCGGCAGTATTTACAATGCGCTTGACGGAACAACAAAAGGACTTCTTCATTTTCTCGCTGCCATGCTCAACGATTATGCGGAAGCGTCCGGTTGGGAAGAACGCTATACGTTCCGCGATGTGGGGCGCGCTCTGTCGCCGTCGAAGCTGGCGGACATTTCTGCTATGGTGATGGGGCTGGTCACAGACTCGCTCAAGGGAGATAACACGCCGGAAGCGGCCCAGATTAAAAGTGTAGGGGAAACGGGAAAAAACTTGCCGGCCACGCGGAGGAAGAAGCGGAAAAAGAAGAAAAAGACGCCGGCATAAACTTCGCGTGGTATCTGATGTTCTGGCTGACGTACATACGTGGCGACGAGCATACGTTCTGGCGCACGATGACGCCGGCGCGCTGCGGGCTTCTGTATAAGCAGTACGCGGAAATGCACTTTGCCCCGCAGCGCAAAGCTGTTGAGCTGCCCGAGCCCAGCGGAGGTTCTTTGTCGCAGTACCTGATGGGAGGTGGATGATGGCAACTCCGGGAATAAATACGCCGATTGCGCTGACAGGTGAAAAGGAATACAGGGAAGCAATAAAAAATATCGACGCCGGACTCAAAGTGCTCAGAGCTGAGATGACATTGACTTCCGAAAGCTTTAAAGACAATGCCGGCAGTATTGATGCCTTAAATGCAAAAAACGATGTACTTGAACGCACAATTAGCAGCCAAAAGGAAAAAATCGACACCTTAAAAGCTGCGCTGAAAGATGCGGCAGATGCTTTCGGCGAAAGCGATAATAAAACGATGGAGTGGCAAAAAAAGCTCAATTACGCCCAAGCAGATTTGCTGAAACTGGAGCATGAGCTCAAGAACAACACTGATGCCATTAAGAACCAGAGCGACGCCCTTGAGGAACAGAACGATGCGATTGAGGAATCCACAGGCAATTACCGCGGCTTCGGCGACGCAATAAGCTCCGCGGCGGACAAGCTGGGCGTAAGCCTGCCCCAGGGGGCCACAAACGCCATGAACGGCCTTGGCAATCTCAATATGAAAACCGTGGCTGTCATGGGAGGCTTTGCGGCGCTGGCTGCGGCTGTAATTAAGGCGGAAAAAGCCCTGTTTGATATGACTGTGGAGGCCGCGGCTGCTGCCGATGAGATTATAACGTTGTCCGCGCAGACGGGCTTAAGCAAGACAGCGCTGCAGGAATTCTCTTATGCCACCGACCTGCTCGACGTGTCGATGGATACCCTTCGGCAATCTCTCGCGCAGTTGACCAATAATATGCAGACGGCGATGACCGGCTCCGGCGACATGTATGCCGCGTTTGAACGGCTTGGTGTGTCCGTTTCGGACACAAACGGCAGTATGCGGGACGCTCGGGAGGTCTTTTACGAGGCCATAGACGCCCTCGGCGCAATGGAAAATGCCACGGAGCGCGACGCTCTTGCTATGGACATTTTCGGAGAGTCAGCCCAGCAGCTCAATCCGCTTATTATTGCCGGCAGCGACTGGCTGCCCAATCCATACCTGTTCCAGTTGTGTTCCGTGATACAGCGCCGCATAGGCCGTCATTGTGCCGCCCAAGGCGCTGATATCCATCTTGCCCTGTACAATCGACGCATCCAAGCTACCAACCAGATTGCCGTCCGCATCAAAGAATCCCGATGGCTGCTGTTGCCGCAGCGCTTTGACAGTCACCAAAATGGGCGTACCGTCCACGGCGGTATACGCACCCGTTTCAGCCGATTGTATCGCAAGCGCGGGCGTGAGCGTAACGGTAACATCCGTTTCCGTCGGGCGTGTCACCTTGCCGTCGGTGCCAACCACCGCCAGATTGTCCGATTTCCACCCCATAACCAGCAGCTTGTTTTCCGTTTGC